GTTTTACCAGTGCACAACGACGTCGATTCCTCCACAAGCTACTGGGCCGCAGTGGCTGGAGGCATGGTTGCATTTCTTTTGCGTAAAATCCTCCCTGTCAAGACACCAGTTCCCATGGATGGGTGGCTGGCGTCATTTCCCCCTGCTAAGCGTGATTTGCTACGCAGGTGTTTGGATCTTGGCATGGAGCTTCCGAGGAAGTTGGTAGCTGCCTCGTTCATCAAGCGCGAACCAGCAGTCAAGGATGAGGCTGCTCCTGCTTTCAAGGATCCTCGGTTTATCCAGGGCTGTCCGATAGAGCTGACGCTCGTTTGTGGCCGCTGGCTGCGCGTGCTTGCTAAGCACGTGCGTCAAGCCTTGCGGCCGCGAGCGTTTCTGCCGGCGGACATACGTGAAGGGAATCAGATCATCTACACGTGTGGGCTCTCGAGCGAGGCAATTGGTGGTTGCTTCGCCGATGCTAGTGCGCTGATCACTAGCATGTGTGCGGAGGGTGAACATCTTGTTTACCTTGAGGACGATCAGAGTCGCTTTGACATGCATCTCTTGGAGGGGCCTTTTTCCTATCTGGAGGCCCTCTATAAGGTGCTGTTGCCACGTCGTGTGGCGCGGGCTTTGAGGCGGGATATTTCCCGGGGATATTCATCTCTCGGTACCAAGTATTCCGTTCCGTACACTATGCAGTCAGGCTGGCCTGACACGAGCGTGGGTGACACGCTCGTCAACGCCGCAATGAAATACCATATTCATGGCGTTGGCAGGAAATGGATCTCTATCATCTGTGGGGATGATAGTGTCACCATCACGACTGACCGTGAACTCGCACGTTGTGGCGGGTTGTCCGGAATTGTCGGCACATACACCAAGTTCGGTATGGAGGTTACTGCCCATACGAATGTGGACCCGCTTTTGGTTGAATTCTGCTCGGGCAGGTTCTTCCCATGCGGTGAAACTTTTGTGCTGATGCCCAAGGTGGGCAAGCTTCTTGCGAAGCTCTTCTGGGACACGACCGATCGTAGTCCTAGCAACCAGTTGGCATGGTTGCGTGGCGTGTGTGAAACTGCACGCCATTATGGCAAATTGGACCCTCTTCTTAACGCTGTTGGGACGGCGTTGTCCAATTGTGCCGGCCACGGGCGCGTCATTCGTGAGCGCCCGAACGAGTTTAAACACAGGTTGGCTGGAAGTTGTTCAGCAGCCTGGGTTGATGTTTGCATGTACTACGATGTTCACTATGGCATCAGTGAGCTTGGTCTCACTCAGCTTATCACTGTCCTCGGCGGTGCAACCATCGGCTCCACTATCGATAATTCCATTCTTCGGCACATCGTTGAACACGATGTGTAAGCTTTCGTAGCTTTAGTGGGGCTTCTCGGGGAGCAAACCTTAGAAACGGGCCTACATCAGGCCGCGGAATTAAACCCATGGGAGCACACCCATGTACCAGAAAACTTCGGTGGGGGGCTTAAACCCACTGTGCGTCCCGGGGACGACCATTGAGCCAGTCAGCAAGCTGATCCTG